TATTTTAATAATATATTAATCTGATTTCTATTAGGTATTTTGAGGTTTTGTCCGACATAATCATTTGATAATGTTATAGGGTCAATTATATTATTATAAAAGGCTATAATCCAATACATAGAGATATCACCGTATTGTTCTTGACTTATATTTTCTATCCAGTCAATATCTTTTACTGTTTTAATTTTATAATCTTGTATCTTTTTTAGCTCTAATATAAAATTTCTCATATTAACAAATTTATCATTATTATCATCGAATTTATAAAACCAATTATTATATTTGTATTCATCATTAATAGTTACTTTTATAGTCATAATTTATTTACCTATTTCCTGTAAAAATCTTTTTTTAGAAGGCTGATTAGGGTCTAATAATGTTACTGTTGCGACTGCAAAAGAAGGGTTATTAGATGAATAACCGTTATAGCCTGTGAAGTTAGTCCAGTTAACAATTACAGACTGTAATTCAAGATACTTAAATGTTCTATTCCAGCTACCGCCAAATATATGTAATTCCATAGCAGTTGGCCCGCCTTTAATCTGGTCTTCTTCTGAATGAGCCCACCATAACAGCGTTTCCGCAGGATTTCTAACATTATCATCATAATTTGTTTCAGCTACAAAAAAAATAGGTAATGTATATGTTTTAGCATTTGTCCCTGTGAATAATTGAGGTATAAAAGCATTTGCCATACCTGTGTTACCTGCTCCTGTTGTCATTACACCACCTGCATTTATTTTATTAAATTTAGAAATTAAACCCTTTGCAACTGCTGTTAATTTTGCAACTGCTCCAAATAATCCACTTGCTTCACCAAAATTATTATTTACAGACTCTGAAAATTGAGTTAAAACCACTCCTTTAATAGCTTGTACAAATCTTGCAGGTTTATTTTTTAATTTTTTCCATACTGAATTATGAGGTCTTAGAATAAACCTTGATGTTTCATTTTCTTGAGCATCTCTTTTATTAAAGTTATTAGGGTTGTAAGCTATGTATTTATCTGTCTTTTTAGCCATTTGTTTTACCTTTTAAAAATAATTTAGTATAATATAGATACCATTTTAATTTTTTCTTATTTATTTTATGAAAGATTATAAATAAGAACTACTTTGTAATAATAGGCTATTGATTATAATAGCCTATTTTTTTATTATTTATTAAGATTATTTATTTAATATAAAAATAATTTAGTATAATATAAATAAACAAGGAGTAAAAGAGTGTAAAAGTATTTGAATTATTTAGAGAAGAAGGCAAGGTATTATTAGCTTATGTTGAATATAAGGATAATTATTAAAAATAAAAGTGTAAGTAATATGATTAAAGAAAAATTAAAAGATAAAGATTTTTATTGGAATGTTGCAGAAAGATGTTTAGAATTACATTAAAAAAATATATTTCTAAACAATTTTAAATAGCTAATAACTTATTCATATCACTATTAGAATTATTTATTATAGTACTAACAACAGATGATGATTGATTGCTGTTTAACATAGCATTAGCAAGGTTTAAAATAGCTTCTGATAATTTATTATTAGAGGCTATTACCGTATCAAGCTTATTTTCAATATTACTTGTGTCTATATTAGCTGATTTATTAGCATTAGGATTTTTCATTCCCATTATATAATCGTCTTTATGAGGTACAATTACCTCTTTTCTTTCGGGTGATACAACAAAATCATTTTTATTTTTTATTGTATAAGGGTCTTCTTTTTTCTTTAAAAACATACTATATAAACCACCTGTATAATTATCTAAACCTTTAGATATAGCTGATTTAGTAAAATTCTTTATTTTATTACCAATACCGCTTTCTTCAATAGATACACTTGCTTTACCTGCTGCTGTTCCTACCGCTCCGATTGCTTTTCCTGATAATTTCATAATATATTTAAAAACTTTGCTTTCAATAATATATTTAAACATACTTGTTATGCCGTCAGTTATTGTATTAAAAGAGTCTAATACTGTATTTTTCATTATATCCATATTTGATTTTAATTTTATTACTTCTTCTTCCCCGAAAAAACTTATAAAACTTTTTTTAATTTTTTTAAATCCTATCATAATATCTTGTTTATATAAATCAAGCTGATTTTCTAATTCTTTAGGTATTAAACCTAAAATATCCCAAAAACCATTATACCACTCTTTCATATTTGTTTTTGTTTCTTCAACTGTTTTTTTAAGACTACCATAAAATTTATTGCCTGCTGTAATCATACTTGCCATAAAATCAACTGCTTTTTTTTCTATTGCTTTACCTAATTCTGTTTCTGTTAATATTTTCCTTGTTGCTTTATAAGCTATTGTAAAAGTAGCTAATCCTAAACCTATAACTCCTAATGCTTTACCTACTGATTTTAACTTTCCTATTAAACCTGTTGGTATTACTCCTAAACCTATAACTCCTAATGCTTTACCTACTGATTTTAACTTTCCTATTAAACCTGTTGGTATTACTGTTGTACTAATTCCGCTATCTTCTTCTTTTTTAGGAATATCTATTATATCTGTTTTAGTAGGCTTAAATTTATCTGTTTCTAAGGCTTTTCTACTTTCTATATCTTCAAGAATATCTCTTTGGTTTTTGGAATTTTTTGTATTTTGTTCTTCTGTAAAACCAAAATATTTGCTTGTAAAAGCTGTAAAATGTGAATATATTTGTTTTAAATATGATTGTCGTCTTTTATGATAAGGTAATACTTTGTCTGTTTCTTTACCTAATTGAGTTTTTACTTCTTCTGTATTTTCCTTATCTTTATCAACCATTTTATTAAAGTCAAATTCTTCTGATTCTTTACTGCCGAATAACATATCAGTTAAGCCACCAAAACCAGCACTCATCATATCTCTAATACTCGAAGGTATCATATTTATTTCGTCTGCAAATTCATGTCCTAATGTTTCACCTAATATATCGCCTGTTGATATTAAAACCCCCGATAAGACTTTTAGGTTTTTAATGTCTTGTTTCATCGTATTAGCCCACTTTGACATACTTTCTAACATATTAGTAGGCTCTATGTCTGCAACCTCGTCCATCTTGTTTCTAACCATCTCTAAAGACTGATGATATATCTTACTATTAGCTAATATTATTTTTTGCTGTTTATATTCTTCTGTATTTATCTTATCTTGAGCTGATAATAATTTAATTTGTTGCTCGGCTTTTTTAGCTGTCAAATTGTTTTTCTTTCTTTCGTTTACAAGTTGCTCGGTTGATATAACAGATATTAAATTAAATTTCTTTTTTGATATAGCAAGACTATCTAATTCAGCTTTTAATTCTTTGCTTTTTTCTTTAGCTAATTCAGTACTCTGCTTATCGTATTTTTTAAGATTATCAAGAAAATCAGTTATATTATTTTTAGCCATTTTATTTACCTTTTTTTATTTATTATTTATTTTTTTTTATTTTTTTAAACTTATTTAGTATAATAGAAATATAAGGAGTAAATTAAAATGTCAAACATAATTGAAAACATTGAAAAAGAAATTAATCGTTATAAAGGTAAAATTAAAAATTTTAAAAATCAAGGTTCATTTTTTATGACTAAACAGAATATTAAAGATTATACTGACGATTTAAAAAGCCATATTGACTTTTTAACAGATTTAAAATTTAATCCTAAAGATTATAAGAGTGATTATTTTAAAATAATATTACCTTAAAGGAGTAATAAAATGAAAAAACTAATTATAATATTAATTTATTTAATATTGGTGTCTAATTGTCAAGCATTTGATTTTAAGCTTAATGAAAAAAATAAGGAAATTATATTTAAAAATAAAAATATAATAAATTATAGTGATTTTTATGTAGATATTTTTGATAAAACCATACAACGTACTCATAAAAATAAAAAAATTAATATTTTATATCTTGAAAATATTAATTTTTTATTTTTAATCCCTAATATTTATAATTTTAGAGCGGGATTTATAATGAATTTAAAACAAATAAATAAATTAAAACAAATAATTAAAAAATATAAAAGGTGGAATAAAAAAGCTATTAATAAAAAAGTTGTACTTCAAAAAGTAATAAATAAAATAAAAAATATTAATTTAAATCTAAATATACCATCAATATATGAAAATATATTAGTAGATTTAACATTTTCTTTTTGCTCGACAACAGAATTAAAGCATAATTTAGTTATATCTTTTCCAAAAATAAAAAGTAAAAAATTAAAATGGTTAGATATAAATATAGATAATATTAGTATTAATTTTGAAAATGTAAATAATATAATTATGATTTTTACAGAAGAATATTTTAAACTATTAACAGAAGAATATTTAAAACAAAAAATTATACAAGATGATTTTAAATAACCCTACCTAAAATCAAAAAGTTTAGACTAAGTAATATAATTATACTATAAGTCTAAACTTTTTGCTTAAATGCTCTTTAAACACCCTAAAATCATCTATAATCAGCTAATGATTTACTCTTATTATCTTTAGGCTGTTCGGCTTTATGATATTCGATAAATATTTTATGTCTAATTTCAAAAATAGGTTCAGGCCAATCCCATATTTCTTCCCATGTGCTATTGACTTTACCGTATCTAATTAATTCATAAATTTGTTTTTCTCTCATTAAAAACCATATTTTTAATTCTGCTATACTATTAAGCTTAAAAAAAAATTAACAGATAATAGATTTAAGTTTTTTATACTAACCTTATTACAAGTACTACAAACAGCTTCAATATTATTATCATTATATCCGTATTCATACATTTTTAAATTATATTCTACTAATTTATTAAATAATGTTATTCTCTTGCCGTCTTTAATAACATCTATATTATCAATAGCTTTCATTTTTTCGACAATAGTACAACAATCAAGACTTTCACTGTTTACTTTTATATCGTCAATTAATGTAGCTAATTCAACTGTTTTTAGTGTTTCGTTTATTGTATTTAGATTTTCGATAAACATATCATCGGCATCTTTATTATCCTGATATATAAAAGTCTTATTTTTAAATATCTCTCTAATAGGTTTATAGCTAACTAATATTTCTGCTTTAACAATATCATTATCTTCTGTATCTAAATACATTATAATAGTATCATTCATAGCACTAATAGGCATTTGAGTATATTTAACTTTATTTAAATCGATATCTAATTTTCTATCATTATTTTTACAGTGTTGACAATAGCCGACAATACCATGATTATTACCGTTAGTCATTCTTACAAGATGTAAAATAAGAGCTTTAAAATCAATCGGTAATAGCTCCTCTATTGATATATTATTATCAGGTTGAATAATCTCTAATGTTTCTATCATATTTTTATATAATAAATAGTCATTGCCTTCAAAATTTGAAAATACATTAGATATTTGTCTTTTTTCTGTTGAGGTCAAAGGTTTTAAATACTGCTTTTCTTCAGTATAAAAATCAGGACATGATAATTTAAAAAAATCATAATGCTTTTTTTTTGATTTTAATAATTCTTGTAAAGAATTAAATTTTGGTTTTGGTTTTTGTTCTGGTAATTTATTTTTAATATCTTGAATTGATTTAGCTCTGCTATTAGTTATAATATTAGTATCTGCCATGTTTTTCTCCTGTCTAATTTAGTATTTTTTATTATTATTTATTTTATTTATAATATTACTTTAGAGTTAGATATTTAAAGATAATGAAAGGAATAATGTTATTTTATAGGGTTATTCGGGTTATAATAGATTTTACTTATTTATAATGATTTAGTATAATAAGGTAGAATTAAAAAATAAAACTTAAAAGGTAGGTAATTAAAAATGAAAACATTACACAATCAAGCAATGAGCAAATTAATTCAAGATTTACAGAAAAATCTTGACGACACTAAAGATTATATATCGGCAGTAGAAATAGTAAAAGATAGAATAAGTTTAGATGTAGTAACATCTGAACCAGTTATTTTTCATGATTTAAGTAATATTATGACAAGATTTTACTTTAATAATAAAAGGGATATATGTTTAAATATTATGGTGCATGAAAAATTATTAAAATATAGTTTTAGTAATATTATTAATGCTTACTATAGTTTAGAATCTATAATAAATAATTTTAAAAATAGCTCTTTATGGTATTTAGAAAATATGTTTAAAGCACAAGAACATTTTTTAAATCAAGAAAAAGTTAATAAATTAGTAAAACAAATAAATGAAAAATTACTTAATAGAGTATTAATGCAAGATAATTCTGAATTACAATTAATAATATCTCCTGCTTGTACTTTAATAGTTAAAGGTATGCTTATATATGATGATTTAAAACTAAGAGATTTAAGTAAAATGGAAATTAAAACTCTTGATAAAATATTAAAAATAATTTAGTATAATAGTAAAAAGGTAGGTAAATTAAAAATGGTAAAATCAACAAAAATCAATAAAACAGATATTAAGGCTATATCTGATTATGATTATAAGGATAATTTAAACCCTGTAATATCGGGAATTATTACAGAATTTTTAGAAGTTTATGAAAATTCATATAATTGTATTGGAGTTAATTCTCCAGTAGAATTAAGAAAAAATAAAAAAATAAAATTAATATTTAGAAAGGCGGGTAAATAAAATGAATGAGGAGTAAAAAGTTAAACTTTAATTAACCTACCATAAATCAAAAAGTTTAGGTCAAGTAATATAATTATACTATTAACCTAAACTTTTTGTTTATTTGACTATATATGCTATCTTAAAATCTATTATGCTAACTGTCCAAACTTATCAAATTTGAAAGTAACACTAAATTCAGTAATTGTATCTTGAGTATCTCTATCTAAATCAATAGCATCTATTGTATAAGGCCAAAAACCCTTAAATTTAAATTTCATGCTATCATTTTTATTATTAGGGTTTAATAATGCTACAATACTTGTAGCTTTATATACATTAGCTAACCCTACTGTACCTGTATCAGGTTGAATAGCAGCATAATGCCATGTCCATAAATCTTTTAATATTTGACAATTTTCTGCTAATCTAAATATACATACTAAATCATTACCACCATAATCAAGATTTCCTGCTAACATGAATTTTTCTAACATATGATTAACTTCTATTACATTAGCCATTAATGAAGGTATAGTAACATTTTTAGCCGATAATTCCATTAATCTGTTGCCGTCCCATGTTTTATCAACTGATATCCTAAAAAATGAGGGTCTATGACCTACTTGTAATATCTGTTTTACTTCATTTATATCATTAGCCATTTTAATTTATTCTCCTTTATTCAACATCGTATTTATTAATTTCAGCTATAATTTCAGAAATATCACTTTTTAAACTATTAGCTTCTTTAATAAACTCTTGTTTATTTTTAATACCTCTAAATATTTTTTGATAATCTTTTAAATCATCAATAATATTATCTTTAAATACTTTGATAGTATAGCTTTTCTTTTCATTTAATATACTTTCTAATAAATTCATAATATTTATCCTTTTAACCTACTATATTAAATGTAGAGCCAACTTCTTTTGGAATATATGTAATTTCTATAAAATAAATTACTTTATTAGGTTTTATATATATTTGACAGATAAATTGATTATTATTTACAACCAAATCAGTATTGACTGTTTCATCTGTTACTATATAAAACCCTGCGTCATCTTTCTGGTTAAAAGCTCTTCTACCTGCTAAATTTTCGCATAAATCTACAACATCGCCTTTAAAATCAGCCTGTGTAATAACATCATTAAATCTATATTTATATAATTCTGCATAAGGCTTAATTGATTTCATCATTGATAAAATTAAATCAATAGCATTGTCATCTGATAATGCACTATTTAAGCTGTATAATGTTCTTGTACCTTCAATCTGATAACCGCTTCCAGGAATTGACCTAATATAATTTATACTTGCATCAAACATTGTATCATAATATCCAGGGTCATTGACCTCTAATTCCATAGCTACAACGCCGTCTATAATACCGTCAGGGTCTCCTGCTATCGGTGTAAAATCTTCTGCTCCATTTTTTAAAGCTTTAATTTTACAATATGATTTATGAGCATCAGGAGGTAAATAACTGTAATTGCCGTTATAATTATCCCAAATCTTTGTCCAACCCCAAATTAAAGAACCCCAATAGGTATTTAAGTTTAAAGTTGTATTTCTGTATGTTTCTGAATCTGTACCTGCTGCTGTTGCTTTAGGTACTGAAATATAAAATCTAAACCATTTTCTCAATCCTGCGACTGTATTTATTTTAGTATTTACAGTAACATCTGCTGAAGTATCCCAACCACAGCCTGATACTATGTCAAGGTCAATATTTGTATCAGCAAAAATACCGTAAGCATTTACAACTTCTGCTAATGCAACTCCTGTTCCTGAATCGCCGTTATCATTACCACCATGTAATAATACTTTAATTCCTGTTTCAACACCATATTCATAAAATTGTACTGTACTTGATAAAATAGATGTATTAGCAGTACAATATAAAAATTCAGATTTATTATTTACAACATTTACAATATATATTGAATTTGTTGTATTAATAGGGTCAAGAGCATCTTCGTCTAAAGATACAAGATATTTTTCAATAGGATTAGAATAATCTGTACCTAAATAAACTGACATATAACATTCTGTTCCTGTGATAGTATAATCAGCCCTTGAATTTACAAAGGTATTTACACCGTCTGTATAATCAGTGGTTTCTTGACAAAATATTACTGTAAAATCTTCATACGCAATTCCTGAACCTAAACCGTATAAATGAAAATATGTATCTTCATCACTTGCTGTACCTATATCAGCTAAATAAGCAGGAATATCTTGTAATGAGCCGTTTGTACCTGTATCAGTTGCAGTTGCTCCAAATATAGTAGATAAACAGCCATTAGCACTACCGTCTGCTATTGTAGCTACTGAATATAAACCTGTATTAGCACTTGTTAATACAATACTTTCTGAACCATCATTTGTAGCATATACAACACCTGTTGTTCCTAATGCTGTATTTATATTTGTATTTAATATTGCTAATATCTCAACAAGTGTTGTTGCTGCTGGTGTTCCGCCTGATACATCAATATCACCTGTGCTTGTTTCATCAATAGTAACATCTACATTTTTATTTGTAGCTAAATCTACTGTTGCTCCTACTATTACTGTACCTGTGATTGTACCTGCTGTTGCTACTGTTGTGTCGGGGTTTTTATTAAATATATTTACAGCTTGCTGACCTGCTATATCTATATTAGCTGAACTTAAAGCATTCCATTCATCTGAATCATTACTAGCAATACCGCCGTAAGCATATTGAGCCCCATTTGCAGTTGCTCTAACAACTTTTGTTAAATTAGCTACACTTGCTATCTTATTAGCTGTATACCAACCATAATTATGTAAAGTAGGTGTTCCCATAAGTCTTTTAAGTTCGTTTTGACCGTAAATATTATTTACAGTAAAATCTTCTCCCATTTTAGACTTAATTCCAACGCCTGCTATTGTTGTACCGTCTTGTCTTATAAATGTACTCTTGTCATTTATATTCTGTTCTACTCTTGGTCTTCCTGAAAAAACTGACATTATTTCCTCCTGTTATTTTTGTTTTCTAACTGTAAATTCATTAAGATTTTTGATAAATTTTATTCTATTTACAGGTACATTTTTAATAAATTCTTGAGGTGCTAATACTTGTCTAACCTCTGTTAATTTATTATTAATTTTTTGGTCATAGATTAAAGTTTTATCTAATGTTATTGAAGGGTTTATAATAATCATAAACCCTGTTTCAATAGGTTTTGATTTAATAACATTTTCTATAATAACAGGCTTATCTTGTAATATTGATTTTTTTTTAGCCATTTTAATTTTTTCTCCTATATTTATATTTTATTATTATTTATTTAATATATTTATTTTAAACTCTATAACCTTGATTATATTCATTAACAAACATTGCATTAAAATATTCGTCTTGCTCGTCCTCGTCCATTTGATTAACATTATCATTTACAGGATAATCAGACTCTCTATATATTTTAAAATCAGTTGTTATAGCTTCTCTATATTCAGGGTCTTGATAATCAGTAATAAATATTTGTTCTCTAAATTCTTTTGAGTTGATAAATTGGCAACCTATACAGCCTGTCATAACAATATCATCATGCAAACCTGACTCACCCGAATATGTGCCGTTATTTTGTCTTACAAAGGTTTTAATCTGTTGTAAAAATCTATCATCATTTATATTTAAACCGTATTTTTTATTTTCAATTTCACGTTTAAAATCAGTTACCATTATTTTTTTTGTTAATGTTGTTGTTCGCTGACCTACTTCTACCTTGCCTTTTTCAAGTTTATCTTCGTCAATAAATAAATTTTTATATCCTAAATCTCTTATATCTTTTAGTACTGAACCGCCCTCATTATTATTTTCACCTGTTATATAAGCATGATTATACATATAGCCATAATCCCTGCATACCAAAGGAAAAGCCTTAATATCAATAGTATTATCAGCATAAACAGCCGATACATTATATTTACCTACATCACAAAATCTTGCTAATGTTATTTCAAAATTAGGATAGTAACAATCTTTATATGTATTATATTCATAAATAATTTGTAAAATATCTTGAAATAATACAAATACTGAATTATCTAAATGCTCGTATAGCTCTTCAAAATTATTAAAACCTCTATGGAAAATAACTTTATTTAATACCCGATTAATATTTTCTTCAAATATATCTAAAAATTCAGATATAATATCAGATAAATCCAAATCTGTATTTTTATGTTTATATTTATCAATAATAAACTTACGTTTAATTTTAAAATCTCTCGTAACCCTGATTATATTAAATACTGAACTATCTTCACCGACTCCTTGACCTGCATCAATTATACCTATATATTTAGCATTTCTAATTGGTCTTTCATATATTTTCATATTGCCGTTTTCTGTTGTTTCTATCGGTGTTATTTTAGATAATTCTTTAACCATTTCGACAACTCTTAAAGCCTTGATAAGTGTCTTACCTGCTGGCATTAGGACACATTCGTATTCTCTAAGGAATTTAAGCTCTCCTTTTTCGCCGCCACCTAATTTTTTAATTTGTCGTTTTTTCCAATTATCATCTCTGCCTTCTATAACATCATATATAACTGTTCTTGTAAACCACTGTTCATTTTTATATTCGCCTGCCTCAATATCAGTAATTATTTTATTAAATAAAGAGCCTTCTCTTGGTGTTGACATCATTAAGCAGTATTGTCCTGTTGTATCTATTGCAGGAAAGTTATTTCCCCAAAATTCAATATCAAAATCATTATTGCTTTTTTCTGTATTTAATAGTGCAAATTCGTCCATTACAACAGCATAATAAGCCCCTGATACTAAACTATTTTCGGTGGTTGGTCCGATAAATACACTACAACCATTTTCAAATTCAAGATAACTCATATTAGATACAATAGGAGCAGGTTTTTGCCATAAAGGCAATTCAAGATATAATGTTTCCATCATTCTTAGTATATTCTTTGCTGCTGCTGGGTTTTTAGATATAATAGCACATTGTTTATCTCTTTCGAAAATTAAAACATGAGCTATAAATATCATAGCTAAAGTTGATTTACCTATTTGTCTACTTGCTTGTAGTGCATATACATATAATTCTTGAATAGTTGTATCATTAGATATCCATTGCTTTAATATCTCTCTTTGAAAAGCTCTAAATTCAAATTTAATTTTACCTCTTGTTTGATGTTTTATATATATATAATTTTCAGCCCAATAAAAAATATCATTAGAACATTTTATATATTCATTATCCTGTTCAATAGTAAGTATTCTTTTAACACCTATCTGCTGAACCTGTGGGTGAGTTTTACTTAATGACATTGTTTATCCTTGTTTAAACCTATATATTTTAAAAAAGTTTAGGCTTATAGTATAATTATATTACTTTACCTAAACTTTTAGCTTATTTGACTTGTATTGTATGTTTACTATTTAACTATTTCTAATTTAGCTCTTTTACTCATATTATTAAAATCAGTAACCACTCTATCATTGCTATTATCATTATTAATTTTAATATTTTTATTTATTTGACCTACCATTTTTATTACTTCGATATTTAGCTTATTAATTTCAGATAATTTTTTATCATCTATTTTCTGAATTGATACTATCTGATTTAGACAAGATAAAAAGTTTAAAGATAGTTCTTTTAATGAGCCTTGTATATCTAATAATTCGGGTGTAAAAGTAGCATTTTCACTGCAATAATTTATATTTTTATCTAATTCTTTTATATAGCCATCTATTTTACTGTAATATTCTCTAACCTTACTATGATTTTCGTTATAGCTAACTAATAATAAATCAATAGCTTTCTGCGATACAAGATATTCCCTTACGTCAAATTCCTTTTTCATTGTACCCTCCTATTTAATATATATTTCAATTTCAAATTCATTGCTATAACTCTTATTATATTTTATTAATAATTTAGCATTATTAATTTTAATATTATTGCTGTCAAGATAAGATAAATTTAATACAATAATACCTTCATTATCTGTTATAGCTTTTTTATTATTTATTTTTAAATTATACTTATATAATATTTTATCAATAGCGGTATAAGGTATTGTATTCATATATCTAATATTTTTTAAATCATTATTAATTGATTTTCTAATAATATTATCTAATATATAATATTTTTCAAATTTAGATATATTAAACTGCTCTGATAATTTTTTAAATAAGTACAATTAAATCTCCTGTGTTAATAATAATTTTTCAATACCGTCTTCGACTACACTACCAGTACTGACGTGTTCAAAATATTGTATAATAATATCATTAATTTGATTTTCTGCGATTATAGTCTGATAATATAAAAAACCCTTAACTCTTAATTGAGATGTAAATTCAAATCTACCTATGCCTGTATCAGGGTCAACTCTTGTAAAATCCTGTCCTAACATTTCAACAGGAAAATAAATGCTATGCTCTACATTTTTATCACCATCAGGTAAGGTCAATATTGACTCTTTATTAAAATAATATTTGAATAATTGCTCTATCCATTGAAATAAACTAGCTTCTTCGGTACAATAAAATGTCAAATCAAAATCAACATTAACAGGTTTAGGTAAATAATCATAATATATTTTATCTGTTGATTCTACTGTTTTACTAACTCTTTTATTCATAAATCCCATATCTCTTGCATGGTCAGGTTCTATACTTGTAAAATTCAATGTCAATAAAGGATAGTCAATTACATTTATTTTTTTATTTAATGTAATTTTATCATCATCGACAACAGGTTTTATATTTGATTTATGCTGACCTAAAAACTTAGATATATTAGTAGTATGAACATAAATTTCTTTTTTATCTAAAGAATTTTTATGTGCGTTATCCATTTTATATATATAATTACCTGAAAATAAATTAACCATTTGCATTTTTATTAGATATAATGAAGGTACATAAGGTAAGTTTATTTTAGCTGTTGACATTTTATCTACTCCACATAATCATTTAAATCGATATCATTAGTAAGATTTTCTAATATTTCACTTGTATAATCTTCTAATAAATCATTGTCTATTACATTTTTATCAATAATATCATTTTTAGTATCAATATCTTCCTCGTATTTATCACTTTTAATATCGCCTATATTTACAGTATAAGCAAAATAAATATCTCGGTATTTATCTCTAAAATCACTTGATTTTATCATTTTTTTCTGTTCATGAGTAGGTAATTCTATTATATCACCTTGTCTTGGTTCTCTACCTATTTTATTTACAAAATCAGATATATTTAGTATTATAGGAAATTCGTCTGCATTATCAAATCCAAATTGCTCTAATATTTGATATTGCTCCTCTGGTATATCATACATAGCATATATTTCTATACCCTCTCTATCAATCCATTTTTCCCTATCTTCTAAAGATACCAAATCATTCTGATAATGTATCTCTTTTTTATAATAAATACATTTTTTGCCTGTTGCTAATATTTTATTATAATGTGCATTATTAGCTTGCTCTGCATCAAGACTATGATTATTGTCTTCCTGTCTTGATATTGTATTTGTATTTATACTTAATTTAGGTAGTTTCATATTGTATTATATACCTCTTTAATACTGTTTAAATAGCTCTTAAATCAAAAAGTTTAGTTATTGTAGTATAATGTTATTACTTAGCTAAAACTTTAAGCTTATTTAGCTTTTATTCTAACCTATCATAAATCCAATAGGCTGGTCATATAATTCTGTTAATAATTTATCAAGCTCTTCTTTAGCTTCTTGCTTTAATTCACTACCGTTTGCTACATAATCAGTAGGTATTTTTTCTCTAATATCGCCTTCTAAATACATCATTCTATAATAGCAATAATCCTTAACCCATCTATTTGAACAAATAAAAGGTATATTATCAGTACTTTCGTAAACCTCTAATACATAATATTGACCTGCTGACGGATTTCTTAATAAGGTAAATATATTTGTTATTTCGTCCCATTTATACTGAACACCGCCGTCAAGTGTTAATTTAGCTGTTTCTAACCATTGCTTTCTAATAGCAAAAGTAGCTATATCAAGACTGCCTTGTACAGGATAGCCTAAATTGACATATAATAACTGATTTAATTCTGAATCGTCAAAAGCTAAACCTAAACTATCTGAATAAATATTGACTACTTGATAGACATTACTACTAAGTGTATAATCTGTTGTATCTGCTATTGTTGTTAATAAATAATTTTTCTTTTGACAACCCGAATGACCTGTAATAAATAATTCCCTTGCATCAGATGTTATATCTAATAAATTTTGATTAAACATTTCATTATTTTTGAATAATGCTATATTATGCAAAGGGTGTCCTAAACGTCTTATACAATACTCTATAAGCTGATATTCATTTTGTATTTTATAAAATTGTGCCATAGTTATCTTTTCCAAATATGAATATAATCTTTTTTAATTAAATATTTATAATTATATCTATTAAACCATTGTTTAATTGTTTCTATATCTTCTTTTTTATTAAAATCTAAATCTAAATTATCTTCCATATCTTCTATATCAATAATTCTTTTATTACCTTTTTTTTCGGACTGTCGTATTAACATACTTATGGTAAAAAAATCTATTTTTGTTAAATTTTGTTTAGAAAAACTAAATTGCCTTATTCGTAATTTGTTTTTTCTAAAATCTAAACCCGAAATTATTTCTTCTGAACCTGCCGCTCCACCCATTGTTACTAATGAAACAAACCCATGTTTTTTAAATATTTTTTCAATATTATTAAACAATTTTTTTTGATTCTCAACATTATAATTCAAAATTCTGTCATCATATAATATTAATTCTTTTGTAGGATTTAAAGTGTTACCATGTTTTTTTAGGAAAAAATCTATTTTTTTGATAATTTCACTATCTGATAAAATTTTGTTAAAACTTTCAACGATTGTCATTTCTGTAATTAAATTTTCTAGTAAATTCATATTATAATTCTCCTATTTATCATGATTTAATTATCATTAAAAATATTTTGACTGTCTTTTTCCAGTTGAAGTTTTACCTGATTTATTTTTAATTTTAGTCTTTTTAGCTGTTTGTCTACCTATACTTGATTTTCTATATAATTTTTGTGTTCTTTTTATCGAGGCTTTATTTTTTTTATATTGAATTTTCGCTTTTTTCCGCTCCTGTTTATCTCTTTTTACTTTAACAGGTGCTATTTCGTCTATATCATTACAAGCTTCACCACAAACCTTACATTTACCTTCAATGCAATTATCTTTTTCATTACAACAATCATTTTTAGGTTTACAATTTTTTAATTTACCTTCTGGGCCTGTGCCGTCTTGGTTCATTTCCATTATATAATTAAATAATTTATTCATAATTATTATTTTCCTTTACATTTTTTAATATGCCTTTTCATTCGCCAATCTTGCTTATATTCTTTACCACATTTAGGACAAACAAAGGTTAATTGACTTTCTTTATCTTCGTTTATTTTATCAATAATCATTTCCTTAACTTCTTCTTTTAAATCGTCTTGTTCGTCTATATATATACCTAATTCAGTAGATATTTCTTTAACAATATTTCTATCTGCATGAATATTAGCTTTTACAAAAAATTTACCTCTTGGCATTTTCATGTTAGGTGTATAATCTTCGTCAGCAAGTATATATTTTTCCATAAATAGCATATAGTCATATTCTTTATTATCATCGAATTTTAAAGGCACTCTTTTGCCATTTTGATAATATGAATTAAATGTTTTACTTGGTTCTCCGTTTGATAAAATTAATCTTACTTTCATTTTTATATCTCCTTGTTTTTCTGTCTGGGGGTTATGATATTATTTTGCTATTTTATATATATCAGATTGGACATCATTTTGTAAATCAACTGCTTTTAATAAAGCTTCTCTTGTATTACCTTTTTCTAATTCATTTATTATTATTTGAATAAAATTAAGTAAACCTTGTTTTAAATTTTTAGGTTTTTTTAATTTAGCCGAATATCCTTTTTAAGCTTCAATAACTGGTTTTTCTTTTAATATATTTTCTAATAAATTCATAATAATCTCCTTATTATTTGTAAAAATATAGAGTAGCTTTTACACTACTCTATATTTATATTTTAAAAATTCAATTATGCACCTATTGGTATATTAGATGTATTTATAAAATAATGATATTTACTAGCTCCGTATAGGCTATTAAAATAACCGTATCTTGTTCTAAAATGAAATACAGGGTTAGCACTTTCTTCCATGATTGTTTTAGCAAATAAAATAGGTACATAAGGACAGTAAATAACACCTGCGTCATACTGTTTTAGACCTTTGATACCCATAACAATTTTACCGTCTGTTTCTTCTGGGTCATAAAGTATTGTAATATTAGGATTAGAGATTGTTCCTATGACTTCCATTCCTGTACTAAAATACTGTGGTATATTCATATTCTGATTATTAGTTGTAAATTTACCCATTGCTCTAAGTCCTGCAATAACTTCTTTAGGACATACAGCATAAACTTTACCTTTTACATTAGTCTGTCTTGCCATCTCTAAAGCACCATTTTCTAATTCAGCTACTAAAGATGTAAAAATTTCTTGTAAAAATCTTCCTGGAGCAGTATCATAATCCCAATCAGTTGCATTTGCTGTACCTTCTAAAGTTTTAATTATTCCTAAAACTTCATAATACATTTCATTTCTGATTTCCATAGGGCAGTCTGTCATTAAATCATCAGCTAATGATACGCCTAATTCATTCATCATATCTTCTTGAGCTTCATTAGTTAATTTAGCTTTAAGCTTTCTTGATTTAACACTAACAGGGGCTTTAAGTAATTTAATCTGCAGTTCTCTTTGAGTTATAGATGATTCTCCTGCATTAGTTTCTGAATAAGTAATATTATCTTTAATAACACCGAATTTATTAGCTTCGGTTCCACCTGTTGTATATTCTAATCTTTTTGCAAAAGCTTCACCAACAGAACCTCTAAGAGCCTGAACACCAACTAATATTTCTAAATTATTATTTCTCCAAACTCTCTGTGCTATTTGCATAGCTAATTTTCTAAAATGAGGGCTTGCTGCTGTTGTTGTTGATTCAAATAATTTATTGACATTATAAGAATGTTTAATCTGATTATCCATCAATTTAGCAAAGTTAAGAGCTTCTGATATATTAGTACTTGGTAATAGGTCAAAAGTAGCATTTTTAACTACATCAGAAAAACCTTTTTCACCTGTTGCTGATTCTGTTAAAAGATTTTCTATTATAACATTACCATTTTTGATAACAGTATCACCGTCAATCTGTTCCATTAAATGAGGCATATATAAAGCATATTTTTGTAAAAGTTCGGCACTTTCTTCTGCTATCGGTTTTACATCTTCGTATACTTCACCTATCATTTCTGCTAATTGTCTACCATTTAATTTAGTCTTATTCATTTTAATATTTTCTCCTTGTTTTTTTTAAATTTATAAATTATTCTGTAATTAATTTAAAACCTTTTCTTTTTTTAGATTCAGTAAAAATATCATTACCTTTTATACTGTCTTTTACTGTAATAGCTGATTTTTTTGATTCGTTTAATTTTGTTTTAGTATCATCTGTATCATTATCTTCTTCTTCTTCTTCTTTTTTCATTTTATTTTTTATTTCGATAACTATATTTCTAATCTTTTTATGTAATTCTGTTCTTGCGTCTTTTAAATCTGATACATCAAAATCTTTAATAGCTTCGTATAATACATTTCCATCGGTAAAAACATCAATATCTGATTCAGCTAAACATATACTAGCAATAGCAAATTGTTTATATAGTTCATTACCGCTTTCCACTAAAGCTTTATTTTCAGAATATAACTCATTAATTTTATCATTTTTTTCTGTTAATCTTTCTTCCAACTCTTCGTTATGAGCCTCTTTTACAATTTCTTCGGAGTAAAACTTACTGATTGTAGGCATAATAGCTTCAACTAAGGGTTTAATGCTTTTATATGCGTCTAATGTTTCGACTAAATCTTGA